ACGTCGCTCCGTCTTTAGTCGCAAACTTAACGTAGTAGTCGTCTTGAACGAGTTCCACATCGCCTTTGACTTTGACACGTGAGTCGTTGAAACACTTGATCGGCAGATCGGTGATTGCTGTAACTGCCTTATACACAAGACCTAAGCCCGTGTTTGAAAGCGAGTCGTCGACGGTGATGTTTAAGTCGCTCGACATGACAATCTTAACAACTGACCCGTTAGCGGTAGCGGAAGTAACGCCAGCTAAAGCCGCTATACCAGTTGCTAACGCCGTGGCTATCCCCGAAGAACTATGAGCGGTAGCTGTATGCGTGAAAGGGTTCCCGTTTATCGTACAAGTGTAAGTCGAGGTATCGTTGCCCTGCTTAACAAATACGATTGCTTCGTTTGGAAGCGCGGTTGAAGTCGTACCTGCCATAGCGACGGTCTTACCTGTGTCTGCTACGAAAGTGTAATCAGCTATAGTTAACGCTCTAAGATCGCTTAACGGGTCTGTAGCGCCGTTTAAGTAGGTCTGTGCGTCTGCGCTTACAGTCGTCGTTATGGACGCGCCGCCAGCGGTGTTAAAGATGTTTAACGAAGTCGTACCGCCAGAATGATTAAACACCATGACGTGCTTGTTAGAAGCGTCACGATCGACAAAGTGCGTTAAAGCGTCGTTTTCAAGCGTGACTCCTAACGCGGCTACATGCTCGGTGTGTGGGCGTTTGGTAAGCCCGTCCACAACGGAGCTAAAAGCGTTTACTTGTTCTTCCGCCTGACCGGGGAACCTCAGATTGTCGGGCTGTTGCGAAACGCCCTGAACGAGGTTTGGTACGGATGTAGTGATTAAAGGCATTAGCGATCAATGACGCGTTTAACGTCGTAGTTATCAAAGATCGTTCTATCCGCGTTCTCGCTGTCGCTGTCGACCGCTGTAGCCTTCGCATTAATCTCGTCACGAAGGGTAAAGCTTTCAATCTCCTGCGAGCCGAGAAAGCGATTAGCGAACTTACGTGCCGCTCTGATCGTTATGTAACTTCGGAACTGTTGTGGTAGTTCTTCGAAGGTTAATTCAAAAGTTATAGTGACGTCTAAGTCTTGAGTGAAGACGTCGGTGTGGTTCTTCCTGTCGTACAAAGTAGACCCGCGTTGAACGATGTCTATGTCGGTGTACTTGTCGATCGGTGTGTCGATCTTCAGGACGTTGTTTGGCAGTGTGAATTTGTTTGAGGCGTTTCTTACCAACGGATATTCGTACTCGGTGTTGTAGTGCCAACCTTCGGATTGTACCTCGCGATTGACTTCATCAAGCACGTTAAGGGCCGTCACGACGGATACGGGAACACTGCTTCCGCTAATGGTGTTAACAGGCGATTCGCCTACTACACCGATCATCGTGTTTACTGCTTCTAGCTTCGTGGTAAGTGCCATAGTTTATTTAGGTTATATAGTCGGAAGTGAGCGGAGACGAGGCAAAACGAATGAAAACCTCGCCTCCGCAACACAACCAAACAAAAGGACTACTTCTGTAACTCGATAGCCGCTTCAGGACGCAAAGGTGCGTGTCCCATAGCGTATTTAGCTACGAAGAGAGTTCCTTGACGCTCCATCTGATACTCGGATTCAGTCGCGAGATCGAGAAGCTTCACGGTTCCAACAGCCGAAGGGTGAGATACGATACCGACGGTCTTCGAGAAGTCGCCGTTGTATCCGCTTCCGCTACCTCCGAACACGTCGTTGGAAGCGGCTCCGTCACCGGTAGCTGTTCCCGACAAGTCGGTGGATGGAATGTGAGTGGACTTGAGGATGTTGATACCTGCCACTTGAGGAACGGTTCCAGATGCGAGTGAACCTGCGCCTCCTACGTCTTTATTGACGGCGGAAGAAGCGATGGTCAACGCTCCGCTACCGCCAGTGATGAGCTTATAATACTCAGCAGGACGGAGAACGCAGAAGCGATCGGATTCAGGAATGTCGTTCTCATCAAGACCACGAGCGGCGGTGAACAATCCGGCTACAAGCTCGGCACCTGTAGGATCGGTGTTGTCTCCGTCATCTCCGGCGTCAGCATTGTCGGTAAGGACGTTACCTGACAAGTCAACGATTTGACCTGCTTTTCCACCAGTTACATTAGCGGCGGAACGAGCGGCGGCGATGAACACCTTAGCGATGGCGGTATCGAAACGGATAGCAAGAGCTTTACCCAACTCGGAAGCGTAGACGCTACGAATGTCGTAATGGTTCTTGAGATCGTCGATAGAACTGAGAAACGAAGAAGCGAGAAGCACGTCGTCGATAGTGATGACAACTTCATTCTTCTTGATGTCGCTCAGATAGCTGTTACCGCCGTCTGCGATGTTCTGACCGGGAGTGTAGTAGTTAGCGGAAGCTACACCTGTGACAGGGAACTGCGCGCTTTTACCGTTCTCGATGGTACGGATAGTGTGAAGAGGTTTGAATACGTTATTCTCTTCGAACGTTGTTAAGATTTCGCCAGCAAATTTCTTCAGAAAGAGAGCGTCAACGTCTCCGGCTGAGTTAATTTGACCGACGCGTGAGGGAGAGGTGTCTCCATTAGCCATAATTAATGTTCCTTATTTTAGGATTATTGTTGATGTTAGGTATTAGTCGTCGCTTTGTCGGTCAGTTGTCCCGCGCACGGGGCTGGCGTTTGCTTCGTCTAAAAGTGTTTATCGGCGACCTCCGGGTGTGAAGTAAAAGCCCACGATCATCGGGAGGACAACGGTCGCTTGAAAGAGTGCGATATGTCCTGTTGTAACGACCATAGGGGCTTGTGCCGCTTGAAAAGAGAGGAGTCCGAATAGGAACTCGTTGCGTCCTTCGCCTGTAATGTTTGAGAGGGTAACGAGGGGAACGCTTGGGTAGATGGCGGTGATACAGGTGATGAAGGATAACGTTCCCATTCCGATGAGTGCGAGCATCCGCCTAGTAGCGCGAGTAAAAGCGCCGCCTTCACCGCTGTTAAGACTCTGTTGGAATTGGATTGCATATTCATTATTACGCGTCTCCCGCGCCATCTCGATTTCGAACTTCTGTTGACGTGAATCCGACAGCATACCGAACACGCCTTTTAAAACGCTTCCCATTGCGGCACTTCCACCGCCTGTCAGAAACAACGTCAACAGTTCGAACATAGTTAAATATTAGATACCGCTAGTCGGCGGTCGATGTCGGCGTGATACGCCTTGTCACCGCTCTTGTATCGAGGGTCTTGCATCGCCCGGCTGACTTCTTGCATCGATTGAAAAGGCATCGTTGACGTACCCGTCGTCTTGCCCGTCACTAGCTTCGGTTGAGACCCGCCGTTCTCCGCTTGGTAACGCGCATACAAACCGCTTACAGCGAGCTTTGCTTGATCGACTGTGCCGTTGTTAACGACCTCGTTAAACGCGTTCATCTCGTTGTCATTCAACGACTTACCTGCCCATTCGGACATGGCGTCGTAGTCGCCGTTAGCGGCGGACTGTATCTGCGTCGTCTCCATTTCCTGAAGAGCCGCTTGTCCTTTCGCAAAGTTATCGACTAACTCGCGGCTAAGACCTGCGTTTGCTAACGCTTCATACGTCTCTTCCTTGAGCTTGCCTTCGTTCTCGAAGAACTCGACGGATGCGTCTTCTATTAAAGTTTGAGCGGCGGCTGTAGGTTCGTCTACTTCTTCCGCTTTTGGTTGTTCTTCTGTTTGTTGTTCTTCTTCGTTAGCCCCTGCTCCCATTTTTGATTCGAGTTCGCCGTAGGCTTTTGCCATTGCTTCCGCTGAATCAAACTTCTCTGGTAACCATTCTGGGCGTTCTTGCTGTGCTTGAGGTTCTTCAACCTCCGTTGCTTGCTGTTGATCGGGTTCAATCTCGTTAGGAGCGGGTTCGTTTATTTCGACTTTTTGGTAATCTGCCATATCGTTTATTGTTCACTTGGTTGTTGTTGTTGGTTGTTAGCCATCGCGTTTATCGCGGGGCCGACGGCGGGTGCGCCAAGCTTCATCATCATCTCTTGCTGTTGTGCCTGTTGCATCGCCGCTTGTATTTCTTCGTCGGACTTAATCAATCCATCGGTCTCGATTCCCAACGCGGTTGCACGTCGTTTGAAGTAGTCTCCTACATTGACGTATTGAGCGACCGCTTCGGGCCCGACCACTTGGTTCGCTCCGGCGAGGAACATATCCAAACGGTTGAGATCGTTACCACGACCAAGCGCTTCAACGCCTGTTACGATCGTAGGTTTGACGATGTCTTTCGGAAGTTTAGGTAGGCGATCCGACTTGCCCATGCGATCCATAAGACGCGACACAAGCGGGAGTTGGAACTCCTGACTAAGAATAGAATACAGTCCGCCTAGAGCGGCTTCGAGTTCCTGTGATAACATGCGGATTTCTTCCGCGGTGACTCGCTCGGCGTCTCGGACGACGGAACTGTTTAAAAGGAATGCGTGGCTTAAACGATCTTGAATCTGCGCCATGACCGTTTGGGCGACGCGAAAGTCGTTGAACTTATTAAGCTGTAAGACAGACACGTCTCCGTCGGAACCTTGAACGATAGCTCCGTTTGGAGCGTCGGCTAAAGTCTTCGCTCTGGTCGTGCCGTTTGGATTGACCATGAAGAGAACTTTAGCGGCGGCGGCACTGCCTTCAACGATCGCCTTTGTCAGCGACTCAAGCGATTTAAGATCGCCGATGTACTCTTCTACGAATCCACGTCCGTAGTCCTCACCGTCAATACGTGTATAGCGTAAAGGTAACCAAGGCGACTTGTCGACGGAATACGATCCTTTCGACTCTTCGATGACGATGCCTTTGACGTCCTGTTGTACGACGAACTTGTTTCCTTCGCGTACTATGGACGTATACAAATCGCATTGGTTCTCTTTCGACTCCTTATAGACTTCCTGTCGAACTTCTTCGGGAAGCATAAACGGAGCAACGGTCTCCTTGACGGCGATATGTGTGACGTTCCCCATCGCATCACGCTTAACTACGTAACGGTCAGGACGGAACACGCGCATACCGCCGTCGTCGGGGAGATAGAGTAGCGTATTTCCCGTGATTAAAAGATTCTTTAAGGCTTCGAAAACGCCGACTCTAAATGCCTCTACTTCAACCTCTTGTGAAACTGCGCGTTCTACTTCGCTTAAAGCTTTCTCTAAGTCGGTACGAAGTTGTTCGCCTTGTTCCTCGCCCATCTCGGCTTTGGCTTTCTCAAGCTCGTAGCGATCGATAGCGAGGCGGAAGAAGGGAGCGTTCGGTGGAAGCAACGCCATCAAGAGTTTGGAAGCGAGGTTGTTGACGCCTCTAGCTCCGATGCCTTGGTACGGCGTGTAATACTTCGTGTGTGATCCGTGTCCTTCCGGTGGTAGAACGTATGGTATGGTCAGTTCTGACGACGTTCTGGCACGGTCAAGAAACGTCCACCGTTGGTTCTCCAACTGCGTGTAAAGACTTTGAGCCGTTTCGTATTGCATAATTATTCAGATGGTACATTCCATGTTGGATCGTAATTTACTAGATCGCTTGAGTTAAACTGATCGTCGCATTTCCAAGTACCGTCCTCGCAAACAGGCATGATGTACTTCCCATAATCTGAGTTTTCAGAATTACTAACCTGTTGGATTTCTGCATAATTAGTTGTTCCTTTGCCGTCAGGAATACCCAAATGTGACTGCAAGGAATTGTTCCTTGATGTCCAACCCGATTGAGATGCGTATAATCTGTATTTCACGATGGTACTGATGAGCTTAAAAATGGTTGCGCGCTTGCGGTTGATTGCACGAGGTTGTTTCCGCCTGAACCTGCATCTGTGATAGTACTTACACTTGCACCTGCCCCTGCCGCTCCATCTGTGCCTGTGTCTCCCATCCGCCACCAACCGATTGGACTTAAACCCGAAAGATCGGGAGCGCCTGATCCGTCGCCATAAATGCTTGCAATATTGGAAGATTGATCGCTTGTCCAAAAAGAAACTTCGTCAACTTTTCCGTTCAATCTGCTTCCATTTCCTCCTCGACCAAGACCTACAAATAAATTGTACGGTGAATGTGTTTTAACATCTGAAACGCTTTGCGAGCCAACAAGCGAACCGTTGAAGTAAACCTTCATTGTCGAACCATCCCAACATTGTAAGAAGTGATACCATACACCCGTGCTAAGAGTGGTGGTAAGTGTGACTACCTTTACCGAAGAAGCTCCGTTATGATAAAACTCTGTGTTGCTTGCATTGTTTGTGCGGATATAACTCGGAGAAAAGCTAGAGAAACCCGCATTATGTGACCCGTCTGAATTATACTTTGTCATTAGAGACCAAGGGCCGCTCAAACTAGTAAAAGCATCATAATTAACCCAACAAGCAATGGTGTACGCATTAGTTGTGGTCGGATCAATGCCTGTATTTCCTGTACGCATTTGATCATTTGATCCATCGAAATCGCAAGAAAAGGCGTTTGCAAACGCACCGCCGCCACCACCGCCCCCGCCGCTTGCATCGAACCCATAAAGCGTTCCAAACGCAGGACGCTTTAAGCCCGATGGTAACGCGGTTATACCGCTAGGCGCGGACGTCGCCGAAGGAAAGCCAATAGACATTATAGAGAGTCAGTTGTACCTGTGATGAACACGGAGTAAGTGCCGTCAGTTCTAGCGGATACATTCCCGCGTAGCTTTTCGTAGTGTCCGTGGTCATCGCGTATCGGTACGTCCCCGTCGGCGGTTACAGTTTCGCGGTGAATAACCCGCCAGCCGCCGCCGATATACGCTTCAACATCCACAGTCGCACCGCTCGTCACTGAGCTTGATGAGACGACGAATGTCCAGCCTTTCGAACGTTCAACGCTGAAGGATGAGCCCGCTCCTGTGGCGGAAACCGCGTTTAGGAGAGTGATCTTCTGGAGTGATTTTAACATTATTATTCTTTCTTTATTAGTTACTTAGGTAAATTGACACCGCTTCCCGAATAAGAACCGCCCATCGATGGGCGTGTTAACTGTGCAGTTCCTCGACGCTTCCGTGAAGAAGACGATCCACCGCGTTTACTTGCGGGTTTCACAACCGCCGCTGTCGCCGTTGGAGGAGGCGGAGGAGGCGGTGGCGGTGGAGGAGGTGGAGGTGTTGACGAGCCGAAGCACATGATTAGTCTTTCGTTGAAATGAGTGTTGTATGTTGTTCGTCGTAAACGTCTTCGAGAAACTCTACGACTTTTCGTTGTCCGACTTTGATCCAGATTTCGCGCTCCGTGTCCGTCAATTCGGGACAGCGAGAGGGGAAGCGCTCGTTTAAAGCGTCGATTAAATCCTTGCTCAAATCGGGTAATTTTCTTTCAATAGGGTAATCCACTTATAGTCCCCCTAACGGATCAAACGGTTTAGGTCGAGCTAAATCTTCGTCTAATTTTCCCGTAACTTGTTGAATGATATGACTATATTTCGCCTTCTGTTCGTTGGAGAAATCGTCGGGCATCCATAGGTATTTGAGCTGTTGGTTCACAGGATCGAACTCTTTGTGCTGTATCAAATACGCCATCCACGCATTCGTAAGTGCCTCTTCTTCAGTGAGTTGTGCGTCGCTGTAAGCTTTGAGAACGGTGTCCCAATTCGCTCCGTTCTTATCGAGTAACCGCATCGCTTTAACGACGCCCACACCGGGTATGCCTTTGTATCCATCGACAGGATCGCCAGCCATCGTCTGCATGAGGTGATATTTATTCGCGTCTTCAACCGATACATCGTGTATCTCATCGCGGTTAAAGTCGTAGAACGTACACGGTACGGACTTGAAGTCTTTATCAATGGACACGATGATCCGTTCTTCATCGGGCGTTAAGTCCGTCGCCATGATCGCGATGGTGTCGTCCGCTTCGAGGTTCGGATAGATCACGGTTCCGTATTCTTCCGCCATCCAATCACGCATAGGACTAAGACCTATAGGTGCGAACTTCGATCGGCGGTTAGCTTTGTATAGCGGGTTGAGCTTACGACGGAAGTTGTTCTTGTCTGATATAGCGATGACAAAAGCGTCGGCTCCCGTCTTCTCTTTGAACATCTCTAGTCGTTCGATGACCCAGTTCTTAGCGAGAGCTAGATCGGAGTGTGTCGTCCATAACTCGCCCTCCCATTGTATGTTTGCTTGGGCGATGAACGCCGATTGATAGGCGAGTACGTCGCCGTCTATGAGTAATGTTTTCTTCATTCGTTTTCCTTGTGTTGTTGAATTGCTTTATGTTTGATTAGGTAGTTGTATGCGGCGAGGACGAGTTCGGGATCGTCCTTTAACTTGCCGATTCCTGAGTTGCATGTAAGGCAGAGTAAACCGCGCACGTGTCCTGTATCATGACAGTGATCGACGGCTAATCTTCTTTCGGTATTGGCGGGAGGTTCGTTACAGATCGCGCACTTGTAGTCTTGATCGAACGCCATGTTCTCGTAGTCTTCAGGCGTTAGGTTGTAACGTTCTCGCAAGTTGTTCTTATGGTAGTCGCGCTTCCTCTTACTCATGCACGGTTTGCAATGAGATTGAAGACCCGTTTTAGATTTCTTGCATGTATAAAAGTCAGAACGCGGGAGAGTCTTCTCGCACTTCGGGCAACGCTTCATACGGCATTAGTGAGTTTCGCCGTCATGTTTAACTAGATAGTTAATAGCTGTTCGAAGCAAAGCAGGATCGTCATTAAGGTTACCTATTCCTGCGTTACACGCACGACATAATAAGCCCCTCACTTTATTGGTACGGTGACAGTGATCGACTGCAAAGTACGAGCCGTGAACTCGGTTATCTTCTACAGTACAACCGCATATAGCGCAGGTATTACCTTGTTCTTCTAACATCTTATTATAACGTTCTGTATCTATTCCGTATTTATGTCTAAGGAAGCGGTTACGTTCTCGTGCTTTCCAAAGTTCTGGATTGTCTTTCCGCCATTGTTTTTTAATCTCAGAGCGGCATCGTTTACATTCTTGCTGTTTCCCGTCTTTATTAGCAGAGCTTTTTGAGAAATCGCTTAAAGGAAGAAACTCCTCACACTTTTTGCAACGCTTCATACGGCATTAGTGAGTTTCCGCCCAGTTGTCTCCGACTTTGTACTCGCCGTCTAACGGACATCGCATATTTAATGCCGTCCCTGCCGCTCGTATCGCTTCAACCGCGAGCTTACCGTAGGTCTCCGCTTTATCCGGCGCTACCTCCGCTTGGAACTCGTCGTGTATGTTCGCCACGAATGCGTATTCCCTGCCGTGTTGCCAACCGAGGTTCGTCAGTTTGGTGTGTAACAGGATCAACGCTTGCTTCATCACCACGGCTCCGGCGCTTTGTAACAGCGTGTTTAACGCGGAGTGTTCGGATCGTATCGGTAGGATGCGTCCATCTAAACCGCGTAGGAAACCGCCACGTCTAACGCGTTCTTCAACGGCTACACGCAGTTTGTTTAGCGCAGGAAGCGACGCTAGGAACCGCGCCTTTAACAGCTTACCTTCGCGTCCACTACCGCCAACGATCTCACCGATCTTAGCGTCACCTGCACCGTATAAGAATGCGTAGATAAACGTCTTGGCTTGGTCGCGTGTCTCTAGTCCCGCCGCCTTTTGGTTCATCGTATGGATGTCACCTGTCAGTAGTTCCTTGGCGTACTGTCCGCCGTCGAAGTTACCGAGGTAGTGAGCAAGCATACGCAGTTCCAAACCGCTGGCATCGCAACCGACAAGCTTGTATCCGATACCCGCCGTGAATAGCTCTCGACATTCCTTGCCGTAAGGAGCGCGTACAGCGGGGACTTGCGCGACGTTAGGATAGCTGTGTGTACAGCGTCCTGTGACCGCACCGTTGGTGTTTACCTTGCCGTGTATGCGACCGAGTTTAGCGCTCTTGATCCACGCGTTGTCACCGTCCGCTAACATACCGAGGCGTTTGGTCACCATCAGATACTCAAGTAACAGATCAGCCGACGGATGCTTGACGCCTTTTAAGACGGCTTCGTCGATCTTAGGCTTACCGTCAGGAGTGAACAGCTTTGGTTTCCATCCGAGTTGCTGTAAGCGTTGAGCGATTTGATCGCGGCTTCCGGGGTTGAACGGGATGGACTTCGTCTTGTTCTCCAGCTTCGTCGCTTTGTTAACGAGTGCTTGTACCTGTCCTTCTTCTTTGAGTATCCGCTTTAACGCCGCTTTAGTTTCGCCGAAGTATTCTTTACCGTCGATCTCTAGCGTGTATCCGCTTGGCGTCTTCATCTCTTCAACTGTCGGTTCGAACGTCTTATGTAGCTCGTCCTTTAACTCGGCTCGACGCATGGTCAACGTCTGTTCGAGAGCGACAGCTTTATCTTCGTCAAAGCGAAAGCCTACCATCTCTTGTTTACGGATGATGTGAGCGAACTCGTGTTCGATGTTAAGCATCGTGACAGTCGGTTCCATCTCTCTCATGTACGAACCGATCGCTTGGGTGACGATAACATCACGCTCGCAGTACTTCTTCATGTCTTCGTTATACTCGTCGAACGCGCCTTCCTCTTCGCCGTAAGCGTCCTTGAAGACGGAGCCTATACGGAAGCCCCACGCCTTGAGACTGTGCGATCCCCATAGTTCTTTCGGGAAGTTGTCGCGTGTCATGTCGAGGGAGAACAGATCGCTGTGTACGCATCGCGATGTGATCATTGTATCCAAGACACGGCAACGAGGTGTCCAACTGTACAAGCGTTTAAGCGCGGGTAAGTCGAAGCCTATGACGTTGTGACCGACGATGGTGTCGGCGGAGTCTAGCTCCTGTAGTCCCGTCGGTATGCTGTCACCGCTAAACGTCACCATCTTTTCCATGACGGGGTCGTAGATCGATAGACAGTGGACGACTCCAAGGTCGCTTAGAGAGGAGAAGTCTTCGAGGGCATTGGTTTCAATGTCGAAGTAGAGGGTCTTGTTTCTTCTGCTCATATCTTAGAACGGACAATTCGAATCCACCGCTTGATTGTTATTAGTAGGAGTTGAGAACATCGTCGAATCAGTTTCATTTAGTCTTCCAGTTTGTTGGTCGAAGTAAAGAGTCCCTGCCAATCCGCTCTCTCCTGAGAAACGGTTCTTCAGAACTCTCAACCTCGTTTGGTTGGCGTCGGCTTGCTCGGATTGTTGGTTGCGTTCCAACCCGATTACCATGTCCGACAGTTGTGGTATTGCGTGTGAACCTCGTAGGTGAGCGAGGCTTGTTACCGCGCCTTCTTCGTGTCCGTTACCCGGCGGTCGTTTGAGGTGACTGACTAAGACCATCCCGCATTGAGTCTCCTCAACAAGCGATCTTAATCGCGTCATGGTGTTGTCGATCAGTCGTCGTTCATCATCGCCGTCAAAGCCGCTCACTACGATCGACAGGTGATCAAGGAATATCCACTTACATTCTAGTCCTTTGCATAGGTATCTAATCTTGTTCAGTAGATTGTCGCTGTCACAACTGCCGAAGTGATCGTAGGTAAAGAACTTGCCGTTCCCTACCGTCTCTTCGAACGTCGGTCTTAACGCTTCTGGTTCGATCTCTCTTTCGAGATGGAGTTGCTTTCCAACGTGTAGTCCCATGATTCCAAGAGCCGTCCGCCTGACGCTCTCTTCCAACGCGATGTACCCGACAGCTTCTCCCGCTTGTAATAACGAGTAAGCTACCTCCCGACAGAACAACGACTTTCCTATTCCACTACCCGCGCATACTGTGACGAGTTCGCCCCGTCGTAAGCCGTGTGTCATGTTGTTCAGGTTTTGGTACGGATACGGTTGGGACTCCGCATTGTTAACTTCCGTGATCTTGTCCCACAGTTCTTCGCTTCCAACGATACCGTCAGGTCGATAGTCCCGTGCTTCCCACACCGCTCGAACGAGTTCCTGTGAACGGTTAGCAACGATCATATCGTTCGGGTCTTTCAGCGGTAGCTCGGCGATCTTGGCCCGTCCCGGCGTGAGTAAGGCGGCGCATTCAGTCGCTCCCTTTCTTCCGCTGTCGTCCATGTCGAACATGAATACGACTTCATCGAAACGTTCTAACCAATCAAGCGCCTGAGCGACGTGGTTCTTTCCAGACTGAGCGCCGTGTGGAATCGATACGACTGCCCACTTATGTTCGAACGCTTGTGATACGGACAGGGCGTCGATCTCTCCTTCGGTTACAATGACGCGTCGACCGCCGTCTCTCCATAGGTGTTGACCGTACAGTCCGACGAGTTCGCCTCTGACTTTGAAGTCTTTGTTAGCGTATCGAATCTTCTGTCCGACGAGCTTGCCGTCTCGACTTCGGTAGTTAGCGACTTGTGCTTGTTCTCCGCCGACGTCAGCGATCTGATAACCCCACTTCTTGCACGTGGCTTCGGTCAGGTTACGTCGCGTCAGTGCCGTGTATTCCCCCGTGACGAAAGTCGGAGGCGGTTTGTTTTCATTATCCATTTTTATATTCGTTTTGTTGGTGTCGTCCTTCGGAAACGTGTGTTCACCGCAGGAGAAACAATGCGTCTGTCCGCTTATGTATTCGGATTTGGCATCGCTACTACCGCAGGATGGACATGACGTGTGGACTTGCGTGTATTCAGCCATGATCTTGGTATGGTTTTGTCACAATATTTTATTCCTTTCTTCTCGCACCACATCGCGTAGGTCGTCTTCGATCCCTTGCGAAGTTTGTTCGATGCGTTTTGAAAGCAAAGACGGACGTCGAGTTCGGGGTGTTGTTCGCGGATAAGTAGATGTTTGGTTCTGTCCTCGCTTGTCCATAGTCCCTTGGTCTCGATGATGATTCCGTTAGGGAGTATGAAGTCCGGCGTGTACGTCGCTACTTTCATAAACTCAATCTTCACACTTTCGTACTCGAACTCGACGCCGTTCCGCCTGAGATAGTTGGCGGTCTTTGCTTCGAATCCTGAACGAAAATTAGAAGTCCGCCGCGCTGGGCTTGGCTTCCTCTTTCGTCTCGGCATCTGTATTATCGTTAGTTGGTTGATCGAGGGTCTGTTCGAATGTTTCGCCCCCGTGGGTGTACCCGGATTCCTCAGCGGTGAAGCCAAAGCTCGACGCCTTCTCGGACGTTCCGACTTCAGCAAGCTCAAGGATTTGTACGGCTTGCGGTTCAAGACGCATCCCGAAACCGTGAGCGCCGACGTACCAGAACTGAACCTTCAGTCCGAGTTTAATCTTACTTCCACCGCCGATGAGGACTTCGTCCTTGATCGGATTCCCCTGCGCGTCAAAGCGCCCGACAGACAGGAAGTATTCCGAACCGTCTTTGCGTTTCCCTCCGCCTTTCAGCTTCGTCTTGACGTAGTGGTTACCCTCGTCGTCGATACCGAACGGTGAGTTGGCTTGCTTGAGTTCGCCCTTACCTTGCTTCACGCATTCGGCTTTGTAGGCTTCCTCGTAGTCCGGCTTAATCGCGTTCTTCAGCGTCGTCCAATCGGATTCACTGAGGAGTAGTTCGGTTCGGTACGTTCCGTACTCTCCGTCGTACTCGCCTTTAGACGGTTTCGTAAGGTAGCAGTATCTCGCGGTTCCTTTGGGTGTTGTTATCGTTTTCATTTTACTTGTCATTTAATCGCTCCTTTTAAGCGTCGTTTTAAGCGAAGAAATATTCCGAACCCAACACCTCAAGCGGGTCTAATGTCCCGTAAGGGGGCAGGTCTGGAAGTTCCTTCTCGGTTTGTGTTTTGATCTCATCCTGAAACTTCAGAAGTAGATCGGTTGAAAAGATTTCAGCGGTTGACTTGCGTAACAGGACGCCAAGTTTATCCGCGTTTGTGCTGTGTGTTGCGAAGCTGTCGTGAACCATCGCCAACGATCGGATGCCGTGTTCCTTCGCGTACACCGCTGTTTGTTGAGCGACGCTTGCATCGAGGCTGTGTACGAAGTTGGGACTGATGCCGTTAGCTTGACGTTTCTTGTCGATCCCGTCGGCTTCCTCGTTGATGCGAAGGAACATCGCTTTCTCACCGAGCGCTGTCATGATGCGTTTACGGGACACGTTGGCGTAGCGTTGACGAACTTTGAATCCCATCGGTGTCGTCCACACAACGGGTGTTTGTTCGTGACCAAGAACGCGTACCGTATCTTGAAGCCACTTCATCACGCGGTTCGGACGTTGTAAGCATTGATCCATCGACTTCCAAACGAGGTTGCTCAGGTAACCAATCGCCTGTGAAGACTCCTTTCCAAACGGATCGAGGTTCTTCGACATACACTTCTCAGCGTACCAATCGGAGATGTAGTCTTTACAACTGAAGCGGGTTCCGCCGTAGGGCTTGACCATCACAGGACGTTTAGTTGTCTTGCGATCAACGCCAAACTTTAACCAAGCGGTTGCCACATGATCGCCTTTTTTGGCGTCGTCTAACAGCAACGCGTTCACGCGGTCACTTACAAAAGAGTAGAGATCGGCGGGTACGTCCGTACTTGTGACGTTCGTTGCGGCTCCGCCGATCTCATCGCGACCCAACAGGCTTAAAAGTTGAATGCCATTGTTAGATGCGTCCATCGCACAGGGAAGCCTCGTCTTGAAGCCCCTGCCCCCGTGCGCCAACAAGTCTCCCCATTCGAAACAGAACGCGAGGAACTGCCAAGGATCATCCGCTTCCGTCCACCAATCGTTCGTCTTTGGATCGGAATAGACTTCGTGGATTTCCTTCTTTCTCGAATGTACCCACTTCACCCGTTCGTCGAGCGTCACCTTATCGTTGCCGAAACAGTTCGCTCCGTGGATCGCCAACCAACGCGCTTCTGTCTCCGGCTTCCATATCGTTTCCGACTCGCTGAACAACAGCAAAGCTTTCGATAAGTCCGTGCCTTGCGGCGACAGGAAGTAAGGAATCGGATACATACGACCACGGAAGTCGATCTGATGTGGGAATTGAAAGTGTTTACCTGCGAACTTATCGCCCGTCCAAAGCGTCTTCAGAACGTGGAGACGTTGCGAACGCAGTGACATATTAAGACCGTGTATGATCCCGCACTTCCGCGAGTTCTCCCGCTTGGTATCTTCGTCGCTATCTTCGGGTATGGGCGGTGGAAGTTCGTAGTCGGAGCGGCGGCACATCTCACCTATCTCTTTGTTGTTTTCCCACGCCCATTGAGCCACGTCCAAGACGCGATCATTGACCGTCCACTTGGTTTGTTGAATGTGATTAACAGCGTCCAACACGGGCTTCATCGCGTTCAGGTCGAGCGCACGAAGGTGTTCCATGTCGAACGACTTGATAAACTTCTCGGCGGGGAGTCCGTCCACATCGCCGTATCCACCGTGCCAGATCGACGTCCAATCTTTAGGTTGCTCCAACATCGGCAACCACATCGGCGATAGGAGTTCGTGATGTTGGTTGTAATCCGCGATCCATTGAAACAACTCGTCGGTTACAGTAACGTGGGTGACGGTCTTCTTGCCGTAGTTTGTACCTAACACCTTGAACTGAATCATGTGCGTCGACGAGCGGATAACTTCGAGCAACCACGTACCGATCCCTACCTTCTCCTTACGCGTCCATGTCCGCCAACGCTCCATGTTCCCCTTCTTTGCTTCGCCGAGGTCGTGACGTTTGAACGCCTGTACCTTTCGGCTGTAAGATTTATGGGAATATTTCTCGACGTCCTTTTGTGCGTAGTGAAAGACGTCGGGATGGTTGTCGCGGAGGTGACAGTAACGAACCTCGTCTTCGATCCGCTTGGCAATGTTTATAGACGCCGCCAAGAGCGTTCGCTTGATACTGATGTTATCCAACGTCGCTTGGAACGCGAGTAAAGCGATGACTTCAGGTTCCAAGTCCCATATCAACGGCATCCAAAACGGTACGGCATGAGGATGCTTACGGTGATAACTGATCCGCTTGTCTATATCGCGAATGAGTTCCGGCAGTTGGGTCCGCATAAGACGCTGACCGTATGGCGCTTCGGATTCTTTGTCCCTATCGCGAGCGGACTGCACCTTATGACGGTAACGAGCGACGCCTTGCTCGACCATCTCTAGGTTAAGTTCTAGCTGATCCATAATTCGTTCCAAAGTATCCGCACCGCACGTTCGCAAGTTGCAGGGACGACGCCGTTACCTAGTAACCTCAGTCGATCAGTTCGGTTGGCAGTTGGGTTAACCCGACAGGGACGCCCATCAGTTGCTCCACCCAATTCGGCGACAACTGTTCGCGGTTCTTCCCACTCGTGTTGTCGTTCGTTGGGGCGGGCAGGGAAAGCATCCGATTCAGATCGCGACCCAAGCACTTCTGACCGCTGTCTACTCTCGTCCGCGCTCCCTCCACATGATCCGACGCTTGAGGCGTACCCCATGATGAAGACTCGTTTGCGTTGATGGGGCGCTCCGACTTCACTCGCTGACGCCACGCACCACGAACACGTGTAACCTCTTTCTTCCAAGTCTCGGAGGACATATCGGA